AAAACTTTGAAAGGTCGTAGACTTTACAGTTTGGAGCAGGTAGAGTTCTTGATGGATGCTCTTGAGCATTTCAAGATAGACGATCCCAACAAGGCCAATTGGGATGGTTTCAGAAAACACATAAAAAACAAGTGGCCCAACTAACACGAGAAAAGAGAAATTATGTCAAGATACGACGACGACGACGACACCGAAGTGCTGGAAGAAGCAACTTCGGTACGCCGACAGACAAAAGTAGTGACCGACGACGCGGCACCTGTTAGTGCCGCGAGCGCTATCCGCCGGGGATGGGGAGCAGTGGAGCAGGCAAAATCTGCAGACTCGCCGTACGCCCAACGCCTCCGTGTTAGCGAAGAACCAATCATCATCAAGTTCCTTGAAGATGAGCCTTACGCTACTTACAGACAGCACTGGGTTGAGCGTTCAGGGCAGAAGTCATTCACCTGTATTGCCGACCTCGACCCTAAGGGTTGCCCACTATGCGATGCCGGTAGCCGTCCATCAACACGGTTTGCGTTCAACGTTGTCTTGCTGTCTCCTGATTCAGAGCCAGTTCTTAAGTCCTATGAGGTTGGTCCTAGAGCCATTGATCAACTCAAAAACTTCCACGTTGACCCACGTCAAGGGCCCCTGTCCAAACACTTCTGGGCCGTAAGCCGCTCCGGTAAGGGTGCTACCTCCGCAACCAACCACCAGCTGGTCAAGGAGCGGGACCTAGAAGAGTGGAACATCGATATCCTCACTGAGACAGACTTCAAGGTCATGCGCAAATCTGCGTACACCTCCGATATCATCCAGATCCCGTCCCGCAAGGATCTCATTCAGATTGCATTAGAAGACTTGTCTGACTGATATGCCGCAACGCAACAACTACGTAGGGGGTCACATGGCCCCCTACGTAGTATCTTCAATTGAAGAGCTTCACGAAATTGTTCAACACATTCAAAGTGCTGGCGCTTTTGCCTTTGACGTAGAAACACGCGGCAACGTAGAACGCCACAGTGATGTTATTGCGTGGATCGAACAAGAGTGGAAGCAGCACGAAAGCACCCTTAAAACAACATCTGAAGATGTGTTGGCTAGGTCTAAAGAGGCCATCGTTACTAGGTGGCAAAACACTTTAGCTCTAGATCCAATGAGAAACGAAGTCTTTTGGATTGGTTTAGCAACAGAGGGTAAGTCATGGGCCATACCCATGGGCCACCCAAATGGTGAAATACTCGTACCAGAAGAACGTGGTGACGGTACAACCATACCACCCCCTGGTTACCGCAAAGTTTTAGCAAATGGCAAAGAGTCTGAGGCAAAAGCTAGGTACTACATACCGGCTGAGTACTCAGCAGCTCCTGAGCAACTTTCACGTACTGACGTGTTTAAAGTCTTGGAACCAATATTCTTTAGTGATGTTGTCAAGGTTGGTCACAACATCAAGTTTGACGCCAGATCAATTCGCAAGTACTACAACGACCGCTTACCAGACGGACCGTTCATCGACACGATGATTATACAGCACATTCTCAATGAGAACCTTTCTGAGTACAGCCTTGACAAACTAATTGCCCACAATTTTGGTGGCTTTAACCCCTATCACATGGACGGAAAGCTTGGCGCAATAATCACTCAGGTGCCCTTCTCCAAGGCGGTTAGGTACGTGCACCTAGACGTAAAGTGGACGTGGCATCTATACAAAGTCTTGTGTCAAAAGATTCAAAATAAAGAGCAGTTGCTGTCTTGCCTTCGACAAGACATGGAAGTTATCCGTGTATTGATGGACATGGAAGACAACGGGATACCTGTAGACCATCGATCTATGACTAAGCTTGGCAAAGAGTTAGACACCCATCTAAATGGGTTACTACTTGGGATGATGGATTACGCACCCCCCGGGTTTAACCCAGACAGTACAAAGCACAAACAACAACTTCTGTTTAGTAAGAAGGACGAGGGTGGTCTTGGGCTGAAGCCAACCAAATACACCGACAAGGGTTCAGCATCGGTTGATGAAGAAGCTCTTCGCAATCTTGAAAGCAAACATCCTGTAGTACCACTGCTCATAGATTGGGCAGAAACTAAAAAGGTTAAGTCAACCTATGTTGATGGTCTACTTACCAAACTATACAAAGGTTCTCTGCACCCATCGTTCCACCTGCATAGAACAGCTACTGGAAGACTTTCCTCCAGCAACCCCAATCTGCAGAACATTCCAAGAGACAGTAGCGTCCGTGGTTTATTCGTAGCTAACCCCGGCCATGTACTGCTAGTCGCTGACTACGACCAGATCGAGCTCCGTGTTATGTGTATGTTCTCCGAAGACAAAAAGATGAGCGAGTTTTTCTTGAACAACGAAGACATCCACGCTGGCGCTGCCGCCCTGATTCTAGGTAAGGATGTATCTGAGGTTACCTCAGAAGAACGCCAGCTTGGTAAGGGTGTTAACTTCCTTACGGCCTATGGTGGTGGCCCACAAAAGTTGGCAAGAACCACAGGAGTTGACGTAGAGCACGCACGCTCCGTCATCGATCAGTACTACAAGCAGTTCTCTGGCATCACTAAATGGAAAAAGAGTGTTATTGAAGCAGGTATCAAGAATGGGTACGTTGAAACCCTCTCAGGAAGACGACGTAGATTGCCAGATCTGCGCTCTGATGACAGCATGTTGAAGGCCAGAGCAGAGAGACAGGCAGTCAACGCGGTGGTACAAGGTTCTGCTGCTGACATATGCAAGAAAGCCATGATTGATGTAAACAATATACTAACTGGGACAGGCTCAAAGATCCTAGTACAGGTACATGACGAACTAGTGGCTATGGTTCCAGATCAGATAGTTGACGAGTTACAGCAAAAGGTTGTGTTATCTATGGGAGATGGTAACATTATTAATGGTATTCCGTTAAAAGTTTCATGCCACTCAGCGTATAATTGGTCGGAGGCGAAAGGGTGATGATGGCGTCAAGTCCAGTTGAAGAGCGTAACTTTTACCTCACCCTATCTATACTTGAAGGCCAGAAGCTGGCGCATGCTGCAGGGTTCGCTGTACCATCTGCAGAAGTCCAAGAACACGAAATCATGGACATAATGCAAAAATGGTTTACTTTATCTCACGCAGGTATTCTAGACAGCGTAAAAGAATGCGCAAATTGGATGGTAAACGTCCTGCGGGATACCGCCGGTCTAGACGAAGACACCATTGTTTCTACAGAGAATATTATTACAGCCTTTGGTATAGCAGCTGTAGCTCACCTAATTGACCAGGAGATGCTGAGCATTGTTGAACCTGAAAAGTATGACTCATCTTTAGTTGAAACTAATATTGTGTCGCTGCTAGAATTCATGTTATCATCAGCACTGTCAGATGACGACTGCGACTTAGAGGAGGGTGACGAGGATGAGCAGTGATTGGTGGGCTAAGAAGCTTAGTGGTAATCCAACCACTTCTGCTAGACCCACAACTTCATCTATGCCACCAACTACAATCCCTATACGCCTACCGTCTGGGCTGACTCACTCTAATCCTCAGCCATACAAAGACACCCCACTACCTCAACCTGTATCAAACGAACCCATTACCAGAGGGCCAGGATGGTTGGGTGAAGCACTAAGACAACCGCATCTATGGGAAGGTCGAGGAGAAGCTGCTAAGAAGCAGGGAAATCTAACCTGCCCAGAGTGTGGTAGTGGCAACGTGTTTATACGCACAGCTAAAGGTGGAAACACAACAATCAACGGTAACAGCCCAGCACCGCGATGCTTTGAATGCGGTTGGAATGGTATGTACGACCAAGCCTCCCAAGCTTCTTGGGTAGTATAACAACAAGGAAAACAATGAAAAGTGAAACTGGCCGTGAGAGCCTTGAATCCATTATTTCTTCTATTAACAAGAAATATGGAGATCAAGTTATTGTCCAAGGAAACAAAGTAAAAGAAGAAGTTCCACGTATTACAACAGGCGTACTAGCTTTTGACCTTATGCTTGGAGGCGGGTGGCCGATGAACCAATGGTCTGAAATCATTGGTGACGAGTCATCAGGAAAAACAGCCTTGGCTTACAAGACCATAGCTGCTAACCAAGCTGCTGATCCAGAGTGGGTGGCTATGTGGATTGCCGCCGAAGAGTTTGTTCCAGACTACGCCAAGGCAATTGGTGTAGACCTCGACCGACTTTGGGTAGTTGAGACCAACGTAATGGAACAGGTCTACGACCTGATTATTCGTGCAATGGAGAATAGGGCAGTTGACTGTATTGTCCTAGATTCACTTCCGGCACTAGTCCCAGGTGATGAAGCTGAGAAGATGATGGATGAGTTCTCGATGGGTCTAGGAGCCAGACTGACTGGAAAGTTTTTCCGTAAGAGCAGTAAGGCGCAAAAGAGGTCGTTGATTGACGAGGATCGCGGGTGCACTGGTTTGATCATCAACCAATGGCGAGAGAAGATTGGCGTGATGTATGGAGACCCACGCACCACACCAGGCGGTAAAGCCAAGAACTTTCATTACTTTGTAAGACTAGAAGTAAAACGAGATGAGTGGTTGAAGTTTAAGGATGAGCCAGTAGGTCAGACCATTAAAGCCAGAACTCTAAAGAATAAAACGTACAGACCACAGCAGGTTGCTGTTGTTGACTTCTACTTTGCCAATTGCCAACCATTCAAACTAGGTGATTTTGATGTGATCAAAGACATTGTTAACATCTGTATTGCAACAGACATAATCACAAGAGCTGGAGCCTACTACAACTACAAAGACCAAAAGTGGCAAGGAAAAGATGCCCTGTTGCTTGGGGTTCGCGAAGACTTGGAACTACAATCTGAACTCAAAGAGAAAGCAAAGGAGTATTTCCTATGATATTCGGTAAAGAAAACAGAGCAGATCAACAGCGTGAAACTATGAGAGCTTCCAAGAAGCAGGAGAAGCGTTCTGCCAAGATGTATAGAGGCAGTAGGAACGCAGGATCTGGGTCTGGTTGGCTTAGAAAGAACGACGTGCGCACTCACGAGCTTCTTATTGAGAACAAGCTTACAAACAATCTAAAGTCTTACTCAATTAAGGCTAGTGAGTTGGCTGACCTTACTCAACGCGGTGTCCTTGAAGATCGGCTTCCCGTACTTCAGTTTGACCTTGGGGGCAGACACTACGTAATTCTTAACGAGGCTGACTTCCAAATGTTGGTAGGAGTAGACGGGGATCGCTTGTGACAGAGGCGCCTTGGTACGCCAAGACTTACAAAGAATCAATAAAGTCCAAAGGTCGTATACTACCAGTAATCCAAGAGCGTCTTGTGATAAACAACCGCGAGAGAAACAAACACAGAGACACTGACCATTTGCACCCTTCTGAGCTTTCAAAAAAAGATTGGTGTGCTAGAGCCGCGTGGTATAAAATTAACAAGTATCCTGCCTTAGATGAGTCATATAATATGACTAGGTTGAACGTGTTTGAGGAGGGCCATGCGATTCATGCAAAGTGGCAAAAGTGGATGCACCAAGCTGGGATACTTGGTGGCAAATGGGAATGTGCGTCGTGTTCTGAAGTATGGTACGGGGTTTCTCCTAGCCATTGCCACCAGTGCAATTCTAGTAATGTCATTTATCGCGAGGTACCTGTACGTGACGATGGGTTTCGCATACTCGGTCACGCGGATGGAGAGTTGGTTGATGGAGAAGGCAAAGCTCTTATTGAAATAAAGAGCGTTGGTCTGGGCACTGTTCGGTGGGATCACCCAAACTTGTACAAAGCATACTCAAGTGGCGAGCTAACACTTGATGGTCTTTGGAAAAACATAAAAAAGCCATTTGCTTCCCATGTCCGCCAGGGCCACATCTACATGCACTGTACAGGCCACGACAAGATGGTGTTTATCTATGAGTGGAAGCCCACCCAGGAGGTAAAAGAGTTTACCGTTATCTTTCAAAAAGAAATAATTCAACCAATTCTTGACAACTGCAGCAAAGTTATCGCACACTTAGAGGACAACACTGAGCCCGAACACCCAGTTTGGGCAACTGATAGTAAAGCCACCGGTTGTAAATACTGCCCATACCAGAAAGTTTGTTGGAATTGAGAGTAATACCAAAAGACTACGGAGACCCAGCTCTCTCTAAATTTAATAGTAAGTTCTCTCTGCCTGCTAGACCGTCGGATAATCCACCAGAACTACCGGACCACCTAGACGACCTAGACGACAGCGACCTCATGGACTTGTATACAGAGTATATGTCTTGGGTATCTTACACAAAAGGACAGCTAGTGCAAGCTGAAATTGATGAAGATAGGGATGGCAACCTCTGTAGAATCACAGAAGCAAAAGTACTGATTGAGCAGTGGGGGTCTGACGTTAAAGGTGATCGGGTAACTATTGCTAAGGCACGTCGAGATACAGACCACAGGGTTGTTGCTCAGCAAGAGAAGTACCAAGTTTCTAGAGCTTATCGTAAACTAGTTGAAGCTGTATTTGAATCCTGTGAACGCGGGGCCCAGTTGCTTTCTCGAGAGTTAAGTCGTAGGATAGGTCTGCACGGAAAAGACCAACGTACATCAAGATTTGGAGCATGACATGTCAGACCCCTACGGATACCAGGCAGCCAAGGAAGCCAACCAGGCACTAAATCGCCAGCGTGAGGCTTACCGGTCCACAACAGAGCCCCTGTTGAAGGTCAACGATACTCTTGTTGAGATCCTTAATGAACTTCGTAAGATCAGCAAGGCGGTGAGCGGTGATGTCAAACAGGGCTAAACAAAAAGGTACATCGTTTGAAACATCTATCAAACGTTACCTCAACGCTAACGGCTTTCTAAAAGCAGCCCGTACCGTACTCAAAGGTAGTGAGGACACTGGGGATATCAACGGCATCAGAAACCACATTGCCGAAAGAGAGCTTGCGATACAGTGTAAAAACCAACGTAAGCTAAACCTAAGTGGTTGGTTAGACGCAACTGTTGAGCAAGCGTCTAAACTTGGCAAGTCAATGCCAGCTTTAGTTGTTAAGAGGGCTGGTAAAGGTGAAAAAGCACTAGGTGATACCTACGTTGTGATGCGGTTAGATGACTTTGTTACTCTGCTGAAAGAGGGCGGTTACTCGTAAAATTATAGGGTTGATAACAACCTTTTAAACATACGGAGTAAACTATGTCTCAAGAACCGGTAGACGATATTGTAAAAGTATCAGGTGGAAGCAACCCACAAAGCGTAGGGTCAATTGTAGCCAGGTCAGTGATTGCTGGACAGTCCCCTAAAATGCGCGCAATAGGAGCCAGCGCTGTTAACCAAGCAGTTAAAGCTTGCGCTATTGCTAGAGGATTCGTGGCACCAAGAGGGGTCGATTTGTGTTTCATCATAGGGTTTGATGACATACCCGGAGACAACGGAGAGACAATTTCCGCCATCTCTTTTAAGCCTGTTACTAGGTAATGCACACCACTATAAAGTGGTAACATTGTTGATATTTCCCATTGATGTACTGGAGTTAACTGACAATGGCAAAGAACCCCAAGAAAAAAATTGAAGGTTTAATTTCTAAGTCAATTGAAGAAGCAAGAGAAGATGATGCTAGAGTAAACTCTAAAAAAGATGACGCTCCAAAATCGGACGACGCTTCAACACGCTCACGCCCAGACAAGCCACTGCTCACAGGTAGTCCTAAAAAGCCAATTCCTCCTCCACCTCCACCCAAGGGGCCAAAGCAGGTAACTAGCACTGAGCTAACTGACGAAGATAGAGAAATAATTGAAGAGACACTAAAGTTACCTAAAGAAAAGGCTCCAGGTGAGGTACAAAGTCCTTATGATCAAC